GGAGAATGGGTTGTGGTTAAGTCTATTCCCCGCGACAAATTGCAAGACTTTATTCGTGGATCAGGAGCGTTGGAAAGGGGAGACGCAGCGGCGTTTCAATTCCATCATTGCCGCCAAGGGTATTTCTCATCGTTCCCTTACGGGCAATTTGTATGTGAAATCTGGAACAACGATACGTTTGAACATAGATTCGTCGTACCAAGCTTTTCGCACCGAACTATTAGAGATGCGACCTGAGCTCATCATCGTCGATAGCTTCGCCACGTTTCACACGTTGCCGGAGAATGATCGCACAGAGATACAGAAGGTGCTAGAGCGCATAAAGGAGCTTCGCAATGAAATCGGATGCACATTCCTTTTCATCAATCACGAAAATAAGAATGCTTATCCGAATGGTGAGCCCCAAGGCATACCGACGATGGGAACGATGGTGGGGAGCATTGGAATCGGCGCAGCGGCAGAATTTTGCCTCACAGTACGCCGAGTGGATGATAACACTTCCATTGTGCATCATACTAAATCCACGCTTGCATCAACAGCGAAGGCGTTCTATGCGTCTGTGGTGGACGTTCCAGAAGGGATTGTAGTGCGCGGATTGAATGACTAATGCAACGTATCTTCTATTGTTTCATGTGCGGTAAACGAAATCGGCAGGGATGCTGCGAAATTTGTTGGTTAGATTTCAAGAGATGGATGATGCGAGGCGAGCGATGAAATTTGACTATTACGCGATGATGCCTAAATGGGCGAAGGATAATGCGCCGAAAGGCGGCAGTTATAACTATGCCTATTATTTCATCCGTCCTTGGGCGCTTATCGGGGATTGGTATAGGCAATGTAAGTGGTTCATTCAACGCGGTTATCGAGGCTATGCGGATTGCGATGTGTGGAGTATAGATTGGTACTTAGCCGGATGGCTGCCGAAAGCCTTACGCCGCTTACAAGCCAATCGCCTTGGACATCCTATCGGGATGACGCTGAAAGGCTGGCAGCGACGACTTGGCGATATGGCCGACGGATTTGATGCGGCGCATGAAATCCAAGACAGGCGGCATAAATACAAGAGCGTGGAAGATCGGAGAGCATGGCGGCGATTCAATCGCGGAATGAAGCTATTCCACGAACATTTCTTCTCACTGTGGGATTGATATGACCAAAATTTGCCCCATATGCGATTATCCATTCAAGAACGGCGACAAGATCGTGGCCGTCATGCTATCGACGTACAAGGCTATCGACAGCAGCGTGAATTTCGCCATTACGCAGCCAACCGTATGCCTAGAAATCGCGCATGATGCGTGCTACGATTATGAGGATATGGATGATGCGAATAGCGGGGAGATACTATCGTGACAATCGACGAATTGGTTAGAGAAGCACATGGTACAGCTTTGGACAAGGGATGGTGGGTGTTTCCGCGCACCGATCTAGAGATACATGCGCTCGTTCATTCGGAGATTGCTGAGGCGACAGAAGCATATCGCGCCACAAATGCACCGAGCCAACTCGAGGAACTATGCGATGCCATTATTCGCATCGCCGACTTCTGTGGATACAAGCAATGGGACTTGACGAAAGCGCTCGAAATGAAGCTTGCATTCAACAAGACGCGGCTATACAGGCATGGTGGGAAAAGGGCATGACCCGCCCTCGCGGGGGAGGAGTAGGATGATTACTGAAGCTCGTAAATGCGATACCTGCGGAATTACCACTTTCGATCACATGAAAGACGGATGGGTTGTAGTGGGCGACGGGGGATTTAAAAAGTACATGGGTCGTGATAAGACAGGGACGGCTCAGACAGAAGTGTATGTCGCCAATGGTTCCGATTTTTGTTCATGGAAATGCTTAAAGGCAAAAACCGGCAGAACAAAGAAGCCCTGACCGTTCCGAGGATTTGGGGGATGGAAGGTGGTTGTATGCATCGAAAGGTGCCATCCAGAAGTGACATCGACCATCCCCCTTCACTTTAAGGAGGCGTAAATGGAAACTGAGAAGATGACGGCGGAGGAGAGATTGGCTATCTTTTGGGCCGACGAGGGAAAAGACTTTGATACCTTACTTATTTTATTTAGGCAAGCCTGCTCCGAAGCGCGTTTGGAGGGGATTAAACAACACTTCAAAGAATGCGATGAGCGGGAGGCTAAGAAGTACCAAGAAGGTCGTCGTGAAGGCGCGGCGGAGATGCGGGAAAAAGGGATCGAGGAACGAAAATTCTGGATCAATCCTCTGGAAGTTGATCCCTTGGTAAAAGAAGCCTATAGAAATGGCGCGGCGGAGGCTTATAAAGCATCTGCACTTAAAGCCCACGCTTTGATGATAGACGACCCTAGAAATGAAGGGTTGATTGTTATGAATGAATGGGCAAACTTACGCGCCCTCCCCTTGGAGTCCAAGCCATGAAGCCGCCAAAGCGTAAGCGCTGTAGAAAAGGTAAGTGCTTAGAATGCGAGGCAGTAGGCGATTTGCCAGACGGCGAATTGCGCGGCGCGTGCTTGGCGAATCAGGAGATTTGAATGATTAAATTTATACGGACGATGCTCGAATGCCGAAAATACGGTTGGCGATTAGCGTTTTTTATCGCTAAAAAAGAGCGCTCACTCCTTAAAAGTGGTTGGCCGCAGGATGCGGTAAATGAGTATATTGCTACAAGTATTATCGGTGGATAAATGAAAAACCTTAAATATGATTGCTACTTGGCTGGTGCTATGCACAAGCGCCTAGGCCGCGATGTGTTGACAGAGCGCGAGAATGCCAAGACGATATGCAAGCAGCTTGGCTTGCGCTACTATGATCCCGCCGAAGACGAATTGATTAAGCCGCATCTTGTAATCGACGCGAAGCCAAATATGCGTTTAATGAGATGGTACGTGACGAAGGATTTCAAGCATTTAGACCAGTGCAAAGCGATTGTAGTGCTGACAGGAGATAGTTCGAGCTCAGGAACGGCTTGGGAAATGGCGCGAATGTATTTCAAACATAAACGGCCCATTATCCTAGTTGCGCCGCGAATGGCTGATAAGCTATTGACCAACTTTACGACGGTGCTGGCTACAAAAGTGTGTGCGACGCAGCTTTCGGCTTTAAAATACCTCAAAAGGAGTCTATAATGCCCTACGTGGAAAAAGGAGTACGCGCAAGCCTCGAAGATGGCAGGAAGCCGACGAAGCCGGGGGAATTGAATTATCTCGTCACCAAACTAGTCGATTCGTTCTTGATGATGTCGGGGGTCAGCTATACCAGCATCAATGCGGCTATCGGTGTACTTGAATGCGCGAAATTGGAGCTGTATCGTAAAATTGCCGCGCCTTACGAAAACAAGAAGGCCGCTGAAAATGGCGAAGTGTATGTGAGCACAAGCAATGTATAAATTGTACTTTGCAATCGCCGCAATGGACGCACTGCTCGCTCTGCTATGCGCGATGATTGGAAATAATATGTGCTTTTGGTTCGCCGCGCTTAGCGGAGTGATGCTTGGCTGCGGGATAGCGGTACTAAACGCTCTAGACAAGAAAGAAGGAGAATAGGCATGGTTTTTGAAACAAAAGATAGCGGTAAACGAGATGAATTCATTACAGGTATGGTGCGCGACACACAGGATGACAAGCCGCGTTATGATTTGATTGATAGAGCATTTTTAAAGCGGTGGGCGGAGCTTATGGCGAGGGGTGCAAAAAAATATGGCGAGAATAACTGGCGAAAAGCTGCTACGGACGCTGAATTGGCTCGTTTCGAGGCTTCCGCGACTCGACATTTATTCCAATGGCTGGACGGTGACGTTTCCGAGGATCATGCGGCTGCGGTGGCGTTTAACTTGGCCGGGGCTGAAATGGTCAAGAGTAGATTGGGCGGGAAATGAATTACACAGGTAAGCGTATAGTCGTTATCGACTTCGAGAGCTATTACAATCGAAAAGAAAAATTCGATATTAAGAGCCTGTCGATTACCGAATACGTGCGCGATAGTCGCTTCATCGCTCTTGGCATGGCCTACCGTTTCCTCGACGATGAGCGAACGCATTGGCTCGCTGGCGAACATGCTATTGCCGCTTGGGTAGGCTCTGTCGATTGGAAGAATACAGTCGTAGTGGCGCATAATGTGCGCTTTGATGGCGCAATCCTTGCGTGGCGATATAATGTGAAACCGTTTGCATGGATGGACACTGTAGGACTCGCTAAAGCTGTCCTAGGCGAGAATGTTTCGGGGTACTCACTAAAGCGATTGGCTGAATACTTGGGGCTCGTGGCCAAGGGAGAAATCTCTTGCGAGGGTATTAAATACCCTACCCAAGAACAGCTAGTCACTTTAGGCGAGTATTGTAAGAACGATGTCGATATCTGCAAGGAGATTTATGTCAAACTCATCACGCAATTCCCGCAAAGCCAGCTTGCCAGCATGGATTGGACGATTCGTGCCTTTGTCGAGCCACGACTTGTTCTTAATGCCGCTATTCTTGAGATGGGTGTCACAGAAGAAAGAACGCGCCGCGAAGAGATTATTAAGAAAAGCGGAATCGCACGCGAAGTTCTGTCTAGCAATAAGCAATTCGCTGAATACCTCATTTCAAGAGGCATACGCGTCCCGACTAAGCTCAGTGCTCGAACCGGGAAGCAAATTCCTGCTTTCGCCCGAACAGATGACGGGCTCGCAGCTCTCGCTCATAGCGCACCAGCATTACACGCGGCCCGTATCGCCAGCAAAAGCAATCTCTTGGAGACAAGAGGCGAAAGCCTTTTGGCGGTTGCAAAAACTGGCCTTTTTCCTTTTGATGTCGGCTTTAGTGGTGCGGTGCAAACGCATCGGTACTCGGGGGGAAGCGGCGCTGGCGGCAATCCTCAGAATTTTACTCGG